ATTTCTTTGGATATTTTTTAGGTATAAATGCTTTAGGTTGTCTATAAATATATAAACCAGATTCTGTAGTTCCCATATATTCTGAAGGTAATACTTCTGGAACTTGGTGTTTTAAATCCATATAATCTGGTTCAATGCTTGTAAGTTTATAAACATATCTACTAAGAGGAGCAGAATATACTTCTGCCTCAGCACCATTACCTATAGGTCTAAGAGTAGTACCATATCTATATAAGCTAGACATTCCTGCTGAAAGACCTAAATCCCCTGCCATATTAATAGCTGTGGATAATAATGGATATTTATTAGCAAAGTTATCACTGACAATTCCACTATTACCCATATGACTCTATAAAAGATTTTTACCTTTAATAGCGTCTATTATAAAGCCTATATTCTATGTAGGAGATAATCTGTTAAGTATTCCACCTGTAAGATTATGAACGCCTTCAACAATATTATTAGCTAATTGCCAATTATCCATAAAGTGTGGATTATGGCTATATGCTTTGTTGAAAGCTTTTAATCTATTTATTCCCCATATAGGATTGCCAGAACCATATAAATCATCCAACTAATCCCATATAGTAGGAGGTGCAATTACATCCACATTTTCCAGCTAAGTAGGATGATTATAAGCATATTGCTCATATTCTTCTTCACTTACCGGTTTGTTGTCTACCAATAACGGTTTAGACATTCATTTGATTCGCAATAGTAATAATTATTTTACGTATTTAGTATAGATATTATATACTAATTTAGGATAATTACTTCCTGGAACTTCATATCCTTTATCATTTACATGTTTAATAAATTCATAAGGATTACTAGCAGAAGTATAATTAAATGCATTATATCTCTTATTAGAGAGTAGTTTAACTTTATAATCACAGAACTCTTGAATAGAATTGAAGTCTCTAAACAGCAATTTACCATTAGCCGATCCTTTGGTAATGCCGCCATAGTTATACTTAGCCGCTAATGAAGAACCAAAGGCTGATTCATGAGCATCCTATGCTGTTAATATTTTAGCATAGTCAGTACTAATTCCAGCTTTCTGTAATGCTCTCTAATAATGGTATAACATAGTATTAATAAATTCCTATCTATTTGTAAATTTCTACCCTCTGTTCTTAGGAGTTTCCATACCACCATTATATCTTCTAATAGTTGTAATATTATTGGTCTTAGTTAAAGGCTCTTCTACAATACCATAGTTCTTACCCTTAGCTTCAATGCACCATATCTAATTGCCTATAATTTTAGAAATTATCTTTACATGTTTACCCGAACTTCCTGTTCCAGGAGTACATATAATATCACCAACTTTAGCATCTTGTAAAGAATCTACTTTAGTTCCCCAGCTTTCTAATGCTGCTGCTGACCTAGGAATATCTATGCCATTCTATTTAAAAGCATAGTATAACAATCCAGAACAGTCGAAGCCATTAGAAGGGGTAGTACCTGACCATTTATAAGGAACTACTTGAACATACTATCTAGCTGTACTAACGATATTTTCCATTAAAGATGAAGAAGGTTTTGAGTGATTTCTTACAGGAGTTTTACTAAACGATAGTAGAGAAATATTATTATCAGTAAAATCTTCATCAATATGGAATATATCTTTTATACTTTGTCTATATTCTTCAGAATTTAAATCTATTGTCTTGTTGTAGTTGTAATAATCTGTTATAGGAATAAAAGAGCTATCAGATTGATTTGTATTAGAAAATAAAGAGCCTGCCATAATTATAAATAAAATTAATGATGCCACTTTCTTGCGTTCTAAGCAAAAGTAGCTCTTTTTCTTACTTTAGGATCTGAACTTTGTTTTCCTCTCTCAATACATTCATTAGTTACTTTTCCATTACAATAATTAGTAAATAAATTCTTATGAGATTTCTTTATATGAATTTTATTTCCTTGTTTATCATATTCTATAGGAGAAGAAACAATGTTTTCTATTACAGATAATGCAATATCTGGATTTGCTCGAATAAAATTGAAATAATTATTTATATTGGATTCCATTGTAAAATTATAAATTTTATAATTCAAATTTATTAATTATATTTGCATATATCAAAATTTATGACTAATACTCCCTTTAAGTTAAGATTTATATGCTATAAATTATTGATATTAATAATGAGAGATATATGGAAGAAATTAAAAAAGACGCTAAGAGTTCATTGAACTTAAGATTAATTGTTGCGTGTTTCTTAGTATTACTAGGCAGTGGATTGCTGATAGCAGGATTTACAGTACCACCTTTAGGTATCATTGATAATTCTGTACTTATTTCTTTTGGTGAAATTAGCACATTCGCAGCTGCAGTACTAGGTATAGATTATAGCTATAAATATAAAGTATATAAATACTTAGGAGACGAAATTACTAAGCGTAAGTAAATATGTTAATGGATATTGATAAACAAAATGGTAATGTAGCTTTTAATGAGGAATCTCATCGCTACTGGAATGTTAATGATGAATCAAAGACTTATATTAGTGTAACAACATTAATACATGAGTTCAGCCAGCCTTTTGATGCAGATTTTTGGAGTGCTTATAAGGCTTTAGAGAAATTATTAGATGCTTCTAGTTGGAAACTTGAAAAACCTGCTCTGTTAAAGAGTAAAAAATTCAATAAAGATATTCTAGAAGTTTATGGTATTAAAGAAAATGACTTCAACAAAGAACAACAAGCTATATTAGATGCTTGGGAAGATAAAAAGAATGAAAGTTGCATAAGAGGTACAAAAATTCATGCAGAGATAGAGAATTCTTTTTATAAGAAAAAGAAGAATATAACTTTAGATAAATTCGGAGTTGGTGGTAAGTTTTCGTGTAAACCACATGATAATAGTTTAGATCTAGAGTACGGAGTATATCCAGAGTATCTAATATATAAAGAAACTAAGGATGGTATATTGAATCTTGCAGGACAGATTGATTTGATTATTAAATCAGGTAAAGATATAATATTAGCTGATCATAAGACTAATGAAAAAATTGATCTTAAAGCAGGATACAACAGTGAAACTAAAGGAACTTATAAAATGAGGTATCCTTTAAACAATCTAGATGATTGCAACTACAACCATTATTGTTTACAATTATCTACTTATGCATGGATGCTTGAGCAATTACATCCTGAGTTTAATATTAAGGCTTTATATATCAATCATTATGATCATCAAGGTAAAAATACCATCTATAAATGTCCTTATTTAAAAGATGAAGTAATAAGGATGCTAAAATTTTACAAAAAACAACTAATGATAGCAGATACTAAAAAGAAATACAAAAAGATAGAATATTGATATGGACATAGGAGATATTATAGAAGGTCATTTTAATGAACTTATAGGTAAAAATGAAACTGTAAGTTAGTCTAGGTTAAAAATATGTTATAAGTGTCCGTTATACACTAGACGATTAGGAGGAACTTGTAATAGTAGATTATGGTTAAATCCAGAAACAGGAGATGTAAAAACATATCCGATGAAAGGATATAAAAACGGTTGTGGTTGCAGACTATAGTCTAAGACCAGAGTATTGGACAATCATTGTCCTTTAAATAAATGGTAATGTAATATGAATGATAGAATTAAATTAACTGAGTCAGAAAAACTATCCCAAGCTGCTGTTGGTACTCATGGTACAATGTTTAATATGAGTGACGATATTGATTCTCTTCTTGAGAAAGAGAAAGCTATTAAATTTAATGAACAACTCAGCACTTTTGCAGATACTCTTGAAGAACGTCGTACTGATATGCAAGCATCAGCAGAGAAACTTGCTGATAACTTTGAGAACGTAGAAATCAAACCTATGTTCTCTAGAATTTTAATTGAGCCTTTTAAGCACAATCCTTTTCAGCGGATTGAAATTAAAAGTGGTTTAATTATTGATGCAGGAGGTTATACTCCACAAGTTGCTCTCAATCCTAATACAGGTAAATATGAAGAGCAAGAAGAGTTCATTATTACTGGCCTTGTAATTGAAGTAGGCCCAGATACCAAGTATCTTCAAGAAGGTGATGTAATATTCTTTAGAAAAGATACTGCTGTTCCTGTACCATTCTTGAAACAAAAACTAGTAAGTCTAGCAGAGAATCAAGTGATTGCAGTAGTAAATGATAGTTTAACTGAGCGTTTTAATAAAGTAAATGAAAATGGAAAATGATAAATAGTATTTCCTAGCAGGTGATTTAGTAACTCTTAAATAGGATATTCCTAATAAGCCTGTAATGATAGTTGTTAAGAAAGAAACATCTATCTTTAAACATGATAAAGAAGATCCTAAAAATATTCTTAAAGGAATTAGATGTCGTTGGTTCACTTCTACTGGTGAATTACAAGAAAGTGTTTTTAATACTAAAGACCTTATATTAATTTAATATGGATGAACAATTATCTCAATTGATTAGTGCTGCAACTTAGGGTGATTAGGAAGCTGTAAAATCTTTAATGCAATATGTTGCTGAAGCCATGCAGGGCGATTAGGAGAAAGCTCAAGCTGTACAGTCCGCTATGCAGAATGGTGATGATCAAACTAAACAAATTCTCCAAGCTTGCGCTCAACAAATTCAAGCTTATTATCAACAATAGCAAGGCTAGGCTAAAGCACAGATGGCTAGATTTGGTGCTAAGCTTAACTATATTCGTCAACTTAAAGGTGCTTGCCCTCCTGGCACTGAAACAGAATATTTTAAATCTGGCGGTCGTATTTGTAAAAAGTGTAAACAAAAAATGCAAGAAGGTAAAAAATTTGCTGATGCACTTGAAGAATACAAATGTGGAAGTAAAATGAAAAATAAAATTCGTAAAGGAGAAGGCGGACTTAATAGTGAAGATCTTTATAAGTAGGCTAATACTTACAGGATGCTTAGAGGTATGAGAACTCCAGGATGGTATGGAGAACTAGCAAATACAGGCGCTTTATTAGGATCTGTATTTCCACCTGAATAGTAGGAATATCCAGAAAATAGTGACTGGCTTAAACAAGTGACTTAGTTAGCAGCTGCTCCTATGGGGTTAAGTACTTTGGCAAGGCCTGCTCGTGTACCAGGTCGTTATGAACATTATATTATTCCCCCTATCAGTAATATACCAAAAATAAAGAAAAAATAATTAAATGACACAGAATATATTCCTATATGATAATGTAAGTAATAGGATAGAATTAAATATTCCAGAAATATTACTAGTGAAAGAATTTGCTGAATTAATGAAGAAGGAAAGGAATATATGTAAACAAGACCCTGAAGGTAAATATGCTTTAAGAGCCTTTAGAGAATTTACCTATATTTGGTTAGCAATAGATTGGAAATCACTCTATGCTGATTATACTCCTTTAGAAAGACATAATGCTGCATTACAAGATGCAAGTATGACTGAAGAGGAGTTTAATAATCCTGAGTTTAGAGCAGCTTGTAGAAAGTATGAAGAAATACAGAACTCTAATAAGAGTTTGAGATTGCTACAATCTGCTAGAGATACAGTAGATAAATTAATTCTATACTTTGATAACCTAGATATAGAGGAAAGAGACCCGGTATCTGGCAAACCTTTATTCCAAGCAAAGAATGTTATTGCTGAGATTACTTCCCTTAATAAAGTACATGAAAGCCTTATAACCTTAGAAAATATGGTTAAGAAACAAATAACTGATGTTTCTAACATTAGAGGCGGTGTACAAGATGGTTATCAACCTAGCTTTTAATGTATGGAAGAAGTACCTGTAAAGAGAAAAAGAGGGCGTCCTCGAAAGTCAGAATAGAAACCCGTAATACAACAAGAGGTCAAACAAGTTGAAGAATCTGTAAAACAACAAGTTGAAGAACAGGTTATATCTTCTGAGCATCCTAAAATAGTTACTAATTAGCCTATTTCTAATTGGGATGTTAGAATAGGAGAGAAGATAGAATACTTCGATACTGACTTATCTTATGAGATTACTGGATATAAGCCTATAAATAAGACAAGAGGATTAGACTTCGACCCTGATTGGTTTACTGAAGCTAGGGAAACATTCTTAAGAACTGGGCATTATACTGAATACCGATATGGTAGTAAAGCATTTGCAGAGTTCTGGGATTTATAGTATAAGAGGTGTAGGGAAGGGATGGTTTCACATGGTTATAGGATTACTGGTGATAATTATTTCTTCTTAAACTTCTTCCAATTATTGGACCTTGACATTAAAGGCAAAGCAGGCGGTGGTCGTCAATATATATTTCCAGCTTTCTATGCAGGATAGTATGAAATATTTCATTACATTGAATTATGTAGAGCATTGAAATTAAATGCTTGTATAATGAAGTCCAGGGAGATAAATATAGCTGTCTCCATTTTATAGTAATATAAAATGTAAAATTCCGCAAAATCGGTAAAAGCTAAGGTGATTTATCACGTTTATTAAATTTAAAGTATTTTATTATGACAAAACAAGAGCAATTAAAATATATTGAGGATAATTATCCAGCCACACAATCTATGCATTCTAATAGAAGAGTAAAACATACATTTTTTTCAAAAATAGAAACAGAAATACAAGCTTATTTATTAGGATTTTTTGTAGCTGATGGAAGTATTGATGAAAAAAGAAAAACCCTTAGAGTAGAGTTACAAAAACAAGATTGTGAATTAGTATATTTATATAAAGATATTATAAGTCCGGATGCAAGATTATATCAAACTAAAGAAAGAAAATTTAAAGGACCAAGAGGAAGTATAATTCATGCTCATGGTAATATTGGAGTAGACATAAACAGTTCATGTATTTGTACTTCATTAGTTTCTTTAGGATATGGGTATAATAAAAGTTATAAAGAATTGCATATGCCTACTAATATCAAAGAAGAATTATTAGTACATTTTTTAAGAGGCTATTTTGATGGCGATGGGTCTTTTTCAATGGGTGTTTATTCATATAAAGATAGGCCTAACCCCAATGTTAAAGTACGATTTTCAATAGATGCTAAAACTTCTTCTTTATTAATAGATATACAAAAGTTTTTGTCAGAAAATAACATAAAAACAAATATTATGTATCTAAAAAGAGATGATATGTGGAGAATTTATACAGGGTCTAAAAAGGAATGTAGAAAATTATTCCATTTCTTATATGATGAAGCTAATTTTTATTTAACTCGAAAATTTAATAAATTTAATTACTATGCTAATACCGAGGAAACCCAGATCATCTCTGAGTTCCGTAACGCGTAGGAGGTGAACGTTAATGAGAGTAATAATCCTCCCAAGAGTGTGGAACATCCTACATCCGAGGATGAAAATGTACGCTGAACTTATAGGAAACTATAAGATCTATAAGATAAAAAACTTATAGGATAACAAATTGAGGATATTCTGAGATTTTATCAGCTGTAGCTGTTAATAGTTATAATTCAATTAGAAATACAGTTAATATTATCGCTGCTTTTAATGCAGACCATGTATAGAATACTTTAGCCAAAGCTTGGAATTGTATGTCATTTATTAATGATAATACAGACGGAGGTTTCTTTAAATTACGACAAGTGATTGATAAACAAGACCACAAGAAAGCATCTGTATTTAAAATAGTAAATGGATAGAAAGTAGAAGATGGCTGGGGTTCTCAAGTTATAGGCATTGTAGCAGATAAGCCGAATAAGATTCGTGGTTATCGTACTGATTTGCTTATATTTGAAGAAGCTGGTAGTTTTAAAGGATTGTCTAAAGAATACATTAAAAGCACTGCATTAGTTGGTCCTCCAGGAGAATCTTGGGGAATTAGATTAGTCGGAGGTACTAGTGGTGATACTAAAGAAGCTTTAGATGGTTTAAAGAAGATGTTCTATGATCCAAAGGCTTATGGTATCTTACCTCATCATCATAACTATACTCAATCTAGAGAATATGTAAATACTGCATACTTTGTTCCTTGTACTAAGATTCCGAAAAATAGAGCAAGGTTCTTAGAGCATAGAGGATATGTCGATGATGAGAAAGTAAGGGAATGGCAAGATGAAATTAGAGGTAGTATGGTAAATACTCCAGAAGCTCTGATTAATCACTGTGCTGAGTATCCCTATAATGATACGGAAGCTTTTTCATCAGGAACTAATAATAAGTTTAATAAGATTCTAATATCAGAATAGCTTACTAGAATTAGAGCATTAAAATAGGGACCTCATATAGATGTGGGATTCTTAGATTATACTTACAAGAATGGAGACCATAATCCTAATAACATTAATGGTTTTAGATGGATTAATAATCCTACTGGTAAGATATAGATATTAGAACATCCTATATGGACTTTGCCACCATAGAAAGATGAGGAAGGAAAAGTAGTTTGGGCACCACCTACAGAGAAAATCAGGAACTTGTATGTGATTGGTATTGACGGAATTGATATCGGTAAATCACAAACTTCTGAAGCTACTAAAAGTCCTTCTGATTTCTGCTTAGTGGTTAAGAAACGAGTTTTCGGATTAGATACTCCTAAGTATGTAGCTATGTATAAAGATAGACCTAATAACATTAGAGAAGCTTATATAATAGCTATTAAACTTGCTTAGTATTACAATGCATAGATAAATATAGAGGCTACTAGACAAGGAATTATACCTTGGGCAAGAGAAAAGAAATATTTAAATTTCTTTATGAAAAGACCTAGAGCTACCTTATCGGATACCATGCGTAATACTAATACATAGTTTGGAACTCCTGCTACTACACCTATAATTGCACACCAGACTGATTTAATTTAGTTCTTTGTTGAAGATTATTCTTATACTATATGGTTTGAGGAAATGCTTGAACAATTAAATGAGTATACTGACGAGAAGAAGACTAAATTTGATATTATTGCTGCTATGGGAATGGCAGAGCTTGCTGATGAAGAATTACAAGGAGTAGTACCAAAGAAATTAGTTACAGTTGAAAATAACTATGAAGAAATTGGCTATTATACTGATGAATTTGG